GAACTGGGGGGAGTCGAAAGACTCCCCCTTTTTTTTACACCTAAATAATTGATATGGCGAAGATTATTCTTCTATCTGATTTGAAAGACCTGCGAAAACAAAAACAGCAGGAGTTGAAGTATTACTCAGAAAGATTAGAAGAATTAAATAAGAAGATGTTTTTTATTCGTAAAGAAATTGAGTTAACAAATTTTATTATTGATTTAATTGAAAAAGAAAACATTGTAGATTTACGGAAACTAATAGATGACAGCACTGGCTAGAGCACCGTATAATAAAGATCTTTTACAGAGCACAAAGTTTCGAGTGACGTTTGATCGTTTGCCTGGAACAACATACTTCTGTCAAACTGCAAATTTTCCTGGAGTTTCTCTTACAGAAATTCCTCGTTCAACGCCGTTTGTAGATTTGTATATTCCTGGAGAGAAGATCGTTTATGATACATTCAACATCACATTTTTAGTTGATGAAGATCTTCGTTCTTGGACAGAAATTCATGATTGGATTCGTGCTACAACGTTTCCGACAGATTTCAAAGAATATCTTGATTTAAATAGACTTGATCGAGCAGCAAACATTCGATCTAACTTTAACAACAAGCCGCAATATAGTAGCGCTGTGTTAAGTCTTTATACAAATAAAAATAATGCAAACTTTCGAATAAAGTTTGTTGATCTATTTCCAACATCCCTTTCAACAATTTTATTCTCATCGCAAGATTCTGCAGAGAATATTGTTACAGCAGATGCAACGTTTAGATTCTCTTATTACGAATACGAAAGAATCTAGATATATTCTTGAGAGTTCGTTCAAACCGAACATAGTCATTATACTAGTGCAATGTTTGTAAGACAACTCTTGGTATGAGTTGCTTTTTATATCATAATGATGTATAATTCGATGTATGAAATTAGAAACACCTCCGCTTGAAGAATTGATGATTCAATGGGAAAAGGATTCCGAAGTTGACACAACGGAACCTGGCAAAGAGATCTTGCGCATTCCAATCATTCATAACAAGTATAACAAATATCTTTCTCTTCACAATCTTGCTGCAAAGCGAGCAGGATTAGAGTATGACAAACTCAAGAAATTGAAGTGGATGTATTACACTGGCAAATTAGATCAAGAAGAATTAGATAAACTTGGTTGGGAGCCATTTAGATTTACATTGAAGTCAGACATTTCTGTTTATCTTGATGGCGATGAAGATCTAAACAAAATGAAACGCAAGAAAGCCTATCATGAAGAGGCTGCTTCGTTTTGCACTAATGTGATGAAAGAACTCAACAATCGTACTTGGCAGTTGAAAGAATACATGGGCTGGGAGAAGTTCATTCAAGGTGCTCGATGATCGATCATGTCGCTGTTGAAAAAGTGGATAATATCTATGCGCAGGTTCATGCTGAAGATTCAATACTTCAAGAGATGTCTGAGTTCTTTACCTTTTCGACTCCTGGGTATCAGTTCAGTCCAGCATTCAAAAGCAGACACTGGGATGGAAAAATTCGTTTGCTCAACCTACGCACGAAGCAAATTTATGCTGGACTAATTGGCTATATAAAGACTTTCTGCAAACAAAAAAACTATACGTTTGAGGTCATAGATGAAGATAAGGAAGTCTATCCGATCGATACAAAAAATCTTGCGAACGCTCTCTCCCTTCCATTGGAGCCAAGAGATTATCAGTATCTCGCTTCTAGCGTCGGACTTACAAAAAAGAGAACTGTACTCATTTCACCAACCGCGAGTGGAAAATCGTTAATCATCTATATGATGATTCGCCACTTACTTAATAGTGGCAAAAAGCGAGGACTCTTGATTGTTCCCACAATTAACCTCGTGACGCAGATGCATTCTGACTTTAAGAATTATTCCAGCAATAATGGTTGGGATGTAGATAAACATTGTCAAAAAATCTTTGGCGGTGAAAGTAAAATCCCTGATAGTGATTTGATCATTTCTACTTGGCAAAGTATCTATGAAATGCCAAAGAAGTATTTCGCGCAGTTTGATTTTATCATAGGCGACGAAGCGCACACATTTAAAGCCAAGTCATTGACTTCTATCATGACTAAACTTATCAACTGCGATGTGCGCATTGGTACAACTGGTACGCTAGATGATAGTAAAGTAAACAAACTTGTTCTTGAAGGTTTGTTTGGTCCAACATTTAAAGTTATTAGCACCAAAGAACTTATTGAGCGAAAACAATTAGCGAACTTTAGCATCAAATGTATTGTATTGAAGTATCCAGAAGAAGTTTGCAAAGCGATCAAAGGATTCTCATATCCTGATGAAATGAATTTCCTGACTCAACATGAAGGTCGTAATAATTTTATTTGTGATCTTGGGATTAATTTAAAAGGAAATAGTTTAATTTTATTTACTTATGTCGAAAAACACGGTAAGATATTGTATGAGTTGATTAAAGAGAAATGCGGCAATCGCAAAGTCTTTTTTATTCATGGTGGGGTTGAAGCAGAAGACCGCGAAGCAGTGAGACATATCACTGAAAAAGAAAACGATGCGATCATTGTAGCGAGTTATGGAACGTTCTCTACAGGTGTGAATATCCGTAACCTACATAATATAGTGTTCTCTTCTCCAACAAAGAGTAAGATCCGTTCTCTTCAATCAATTGGTCGTGTACTGCGTTTGGGTGAAAACAAAGACGCTGCTACACTTTACGATCTCGCTGATGATCTGCGTTATGGTCCCTATACAAACTTCACATTGAAGCACTATGAGGAACGAGTGAAGATCTACAGCGAAGAAAAATTTCCTTTCACAACGAATAACGTAAGGATAAATTAATGTCAGAAGATCCAGTAGAATATAAGCCACGAGGCGAACTTAAATTTGTTCGCTTGCGAACCATTCCTGATGACATCATCGGATATGTAACATATAAAGAAGGATATATTGTTGTAGAATTACCATTAAGAATTGAAATTGAAACACTATTTGATGAAGGTCGACAAATCTTAGCAATGCAAGAATACTTACCACAGTCAGTGATCTCTATTAAAGAAGTTGATTTTGATCATGAAGAAGTATTGTTCGCAACTCCAGTACGAGAAGAATTCGTTGAACAATACGAATATGTCGCTGATTTTTTCTACAACAACGAACACAAATTAAAAGATATAAGCAAGAAAAAAACAAAGTCTGCTGACACAACTCAAGAAAGTGTTGACAAAGTCGTTTCTATTTTAGAAGCATTACAATCAAAGAAAGATAAACCAGTACACTAATTATGGCAAAAAATCATTATATTAATAACAAGGATTTCCTCAAGGAAATGACTGCATATCGCACAGCCATTCGCAAGGCAAAGAGGCTCGGTCAACCAAAGCCACAGATCCCTCGCTATGTTGCTGAATGCTTCATGAAGATTGCTGAGAATCTTTCACATAAACCAAACTTCTTGTCATATACCTTTCGCGATGAAATGGTAGCAGACGCAATCGAAAACTGTGTGATGTACGTTGACAATTTTGATCCAGCGAAATCAAGCAATCCATTTGCCTATTTCACTCAAATAGTATATTATGCATTCTTAAGACGTATTCAAAAAGAGAAGAAACAACTTTATGTTAAGTACAAATCAACTGAAACTGCTGGAATACTCGACGAGTTTGAACTCAATGAAAATGAGGATGGAACTTTTCGACAGTTCGAACTGTATGAAAATATTTCCGAGTTCATCAGTAACTATGAAAATGCTAGAAAGGCAAAGAAAGCCAAGAAAGCAGGGCTAGAAAAGTTTGTTGACGAGGAAGTCGTAAAGTGAAGATTGCGATACTTGGAGATACTCATTTTGGTATGAGAGGCGATAGCATCGCCTTTCATAATCATTACAAAGACTTCTATCTAAATACGTTTTTTCCGTATTTGGTGGACCATGAAATTAGGACCATATTTCAACTGGGTGACTTATTTGATCGTAGGAAGTATATCTCTTTTCAGTCTCTTGCTCTTTGCCGTCGTTACTTTTTTGATCAACTGGTAAAGCACGATATACAATGCCGTGTGTTACTCGGCAACCACGATATCTTCTTTAAGAACACTCTCGAAGTAAACTCGCCAGACTTGCTCTTGCGGGATTATGAGAAACACGTTATTCTTTATGATAAACCATCTATGTGGATGGGGATTGATATCATTCCTTGGATTTGCAAAGATAATGAAGTAGAGATCATGGACTTCATCAAACGCAGCAGCAATCAAGTTTGCTTTGGTCACTTTGAGTTGGCTGGCTTTGAGATGGATCGTGGCAATATCTGTCACGAAGGTATGGATCCAAGCATTCTTAACAAATATGATCTCACTCTTTCTGGACACTTTCATCACAAGAGCAACAGCGGTAGTATTGTATACGTCGGCACTCCTGGCGAAATGACATGGGCTGATTACAACGATGAGCGTGGGTTTCATGTCCTAGACACCGAAACACGTGAACTGACCTTCATTCCAAATCCTGAAAAGATGTTTCACAAAATTAAATATAACGACGATGAAATGTATTACAACGACATCGTCAATGCTGATTATTCGCACCTAAATGGCAAATTCTTGAAGATTGTTGTTGAGAAACGCAACAACTCATTCTTATTTGATACGTTGATTGATACAATTACAAAGGTTGCTCCACTTGAGGTTGCAGTTGTTGAAGACTTCTCTGAGATTACAGAGAACGTTGAAGTAGATATTGATCAGGCTGAAGACACAATTACAATCTTAAATAAGTATGTTGATGGCTTGACATTGCCAGTAGAATCAGATAAAATAAAGACAGTTCTACGAGATGTTTACACGCAAGCATTGTCAATGGAGACTGTGTGATATTCTTTTCTAAAGTTCGATACAAGAACTTTCTTTCCACAGGTAATGTATTCACTGAGATTGATCTTGGTGCACATCCAACCACGCTCATTGTCGGCGAAAACGGTGCTGGCAAATCCACATTCTTGGATGCCATCACATTCTCATTGTTTGGTAAACCGTTCCGCAATATTAATAAGCCACAACTTGTCAATTCAATCAACGAAAAGGATTGTGTTGTTGAAGTAGAGTTTGCAATTGGTAAAATTAATTACAAAGTTGTTCGTGGGATTAAACCAAATGTCTTTGAGATTTATGTTGATGGTGCTCTGTTAAATCAAGACGCCAAAGCAAAAGATTATCAAGACTATCTTGAGAAAGTTATTCTCAAGATGAACTACAAGTCATTTACACAGATTGTGATTCTAGGATCAACAAACTTTACTCCGTTTATGCAGTTGTCAGCGGCGGACCGTAGAACTGTAATTGAAGATCTGCTTGATATTCAAATCTTTTCTTCAATGAATGTAATCGTGAAGAATAAACTGCATACTCTGAAAGACGAAGCAGCGCAACTTAAAATACAAATTGACAATACCAAAGATAAAATTGAACTACACAAGAAGCATTTAGACGAACTGAAGAAGAACACGAAAGAAATTGTTGATGCAAAGAAAAAAGAGTTCGAAGAGAACAGCCAAACTTTAAAAAACCTTGCAGTAGAATTAACAGAGAAAGAAACTCAGATCGAAACAATAGCCCTCAGCATTTCTGATGAGGAAACTAACACAAAGAAGTTTCAAAAACTCAATCAACTTGAAGCCAAGATCGAAGGGAATATTCAGAAACTCGAGAAAGACATCGAGTTTTATTCTGTAAATTCG